TATACCGTATACAGGACCTGCCCCGGTCACTTCCTGACTGTAATCAAATACTTGGAAAACACCAGCAGTTAGCGCAAAGTTTCCTCCGTCACCATTAGCATCAGTTTGAACCTGCGTAGGGTCATTTGTTAAGTGCCCGTATACGCTAGTATTTTCATCATATACTGTTGCGGATAGTTCTGAAGATACTGTAAATACTTCTGGCTCAATAGCACTAATAAACGCATACTTAACATAATAGGTAGTATTAGTTTCTAGATTTGCTAGTGTAATAGATAAACTTAGGCCGTCAAAAGCTAATGTGCCCTCACCATTTTGCGGGTTGAAGCCTGATGTAGTAGATAGCCATACTTTAACACCAGCGATATCATCTCTGATATCGCTGGTTCTGATTGTATCATATGGAGTATCTAACAGCAAATGTAAGGACTTAATGCCCGGATATAAATTAGCTGCCATGAGTTTCCTTTATTGAATAGTCTTTAAGACTATTGTTCCTAGTGCGCTTTCTGCACTATAGTTATTAGTATTATCTAAGGCGCGGCAAGCAACTCTATAAGTAATGCCTTCCGTAGAGAGTCTAGGGTGTGGCATATCTAATAAACTTAATCTGCCCATACCAATACTTTGAACAACTAAAATATTATTAGTTACTGGATCTAATTCCCAGAAGTCCTCTGTACCGGTATCTTTGTATAGTCTATATTCGTATGTTTTAAAGTTTGCTGGCTTATTGCTAGTTATAGTAGGAATAGCAGTAATATAGGTACCCTCTAGATCTAATACTAATGTAGCAACTGCGTAAGTATTCTGCGACTTACCTGAGTTAGTAGTATAGTATATATCTGACCAAGGACCTACCATAGAGCCAGAAGCATTAGTATATCTAGCTCTTATTTTATAAGGTCTATTTGTTAGTAGGCCACCTACTGTTAAACTAGCTACCTCTTTAAGTATGAAATAACTATTTCCAGGACTAGCGTCTTGGAACTCAGAATCGCCTGCTACTATTTGTACTTGAATCTTTTCAGCATTTCTAGTTAAATTATTAGCATTGGAGAAACCAATTATTAATATGTTTTGATAAGTACCAGTAGAAATTTCTTCACTTAAGGCACTATCGCTAGTAACACTAGTAATTACCGGTGAGGCAGGAATAGTATTTTGTACTAGATAGTTACTTTGTGCAGAACTATTAGCATTAAATACTAATAGTTCTGATAAGTCTGCCGTATATATCTCTGGTGAATAATCTACTAAAGTTAACCTTGCTCCGCCATTTGAACTAGGCTCAATCCCAATTACTATTAGCTCTTGAGTTTCTTTACCGAGCTCACCCAGCATGAATAAGTTATCTAATTCGATACCTTCGCTGGATTGAATAGGGGATGTCAACGTTATATCAGTATACCAGCCGGACTCAGTTACAGTAGCTAAAGTTTTAGTAACTGTAACTACTGATTTATCAATTATACTATTAGTTCTAATTAAAATTCTGTAAGTCTTACCAGATTCCAAATACATATCTTCAGTTAGATGTATATTTGCGGAACCATACTCTAAACCACCAATACGACCACTACCTAAACCCCACTGAGCAACAGCATGAGTTACTTTTACTAAGTCGCCTCTACTACAAACTAAATACTCAAAATCTGTATTTAGAGTATATAGTTCTGGTCTTAGTTTTAATTGTGCAAAGTGCCATTGGGCTAAATGGATAGCTTGTTCTCTATTAGTTACGCCAGGTAAGGCTAAAGATTCAAATAAGACTGCAGCTTTTTTACCGTTACTACCATCCGAGTTAAATCCATAGTTATAGATTAAAATCTCATCTGGCTGATAGGCCTTAGCTTCATTAGGTATTGATACTCTAAAAGCGTCGGGCAGTTTTGGAAGTATCTTAGTAGATTCAAAACCCCAACTATTATGTTGAGTAAAGAATTGAACAGTATGTGTTCGTGGCTTATCTACTACTACAGACCACTTACCATTAATATACGTAGGACTAGCTTTTCCTGCAGCACAAATATCTCTAAGAACATCCATAACGCTCTTAGTGCTTGTAACAACATCATTATAAGTAAGTTTTACTGCCGATGTATTACAAAAATCATGCCATTCCTGTAAAGTTGGTAAGTCTATTTCATTACCAATATTATCTTTGTTTATCTTAAATGCGTTAGCAGAATGCGTTAATACGTATAAGAAAAGACTTGCAGGATTATTAGTCTGTCTTGTAATCCACTTTTGAGTAGGAGAATCCCAATCAAGAGCAATGGTCTGTACTAAAGCGTTTACACCTTCAATATTCCCGTTTGCTTTATTAGTGCTCGGTACACGAATAGCTGTTCTAGCTAAATGGCATCCTGGAGGATTTACCATTGGCTTATTATTATCGTAGCAGGTAGCGCTATAGAATACTACTTTATGATAGTTTCTTACATCACTAGTTGGTTCTGCTAAATCAGAGTTAGTACGTCTTACTTGAACAGCATAGCGTCTTCTCTCTAACCCCATAATCTTATATACGAAGTTGAAAGCATCTTTACGTTTGTAGAAGAAACCTTGAGATCCAAAAGTTAATTCCGTAAAAGGTGTAGCGGGAGTATTTAATCCAGAGTTAGCAGTATAAGTAATCTTACAGGCTGCTGCCTTACCGCCACCTCCGCTATTAGTACCTTTTAATCTAACTGGATACGTACCTGCATCTAAATATTGTAAAGCTTTAACGGTAGCACTATATCCAGGCTTCGGTATATCTAATACTTTATATCCGTTGATAAAAACTCCGCCTTCATCATCAGCGCTAGCTTCAATAGAATAATATCCAGATATAGGGAATGTCACATTAGTAATAGTATCTAGATACATTGGATCATTATTAGTACCCCAAACACCATAAACTTTCAAGAAATCGCATCCTAGATTACTAACTCTTACTGTATTAGGAAAAGAAGCGGAAGTAAATATAGTTTTCTCTTCGCCAGGAATAATGGGTTCAGAAGTACTCTGATATACTCTACCAGCAGCAATTTTTACTAGAACAGTTCCGTTTGCCACCATTGTGGTATCTCCGTTACCATCAATAGAAGGAGACAATACATTCTCAGTAGTTAATCCAAGACCTTGAACACCTGGATAATCTTCCAAATGTGATTGTGTACTAATTACACCAGAAGATCCTGATATACCAATAGTGTATAATTTAACATAGCTTGGAGGCAGCTTTGGAATAGCAGAATATGTAGTATCTGTTCCAATTAGATTAGCATAACTACCTGTCTTATATAGATCTTTTAACCATTGAGAAGGGTCTTGTCCTTCATTATTGGTAGCAGTACCATCAAATCTACTAATACCGCCACCCGGTACCATAGCATAAGTACTATATCTATATAAATTAGTAGTATCTATACTACCTTCATACCCAATGTTAGTAGTATAAAAAGCGGGTTGGATAACATTAGTATATGCCGAAGAACTAGGTGTAGCACTAGAGTAATTACCGATGGAGAAAGGTGCTGTACTATCAAGCCAAGTAATGTTATTACTGCTATCAACAGTACCTAGTTTTATTTCTACGCCTGCAGTAGCCATATTAACATTACCAGCATTATCACCTTTTACCACTAGTTGGCGCATACCTTCTGGGAAGGTAAAAGTTACATCTACTGATGTACTTGGCTGTACGAACGATATAATGGAAGCAGGATTACCGTCAGAATCATTATTAACTAATTCAATCTGCTTGAATTGTTGCTCTACGTCTTGAGCATATAATTTATCAAAGGCAGAAGTATCCTCAACATCATAGCCATATATAATTGCTGGGCGGGGTACTTCTTGTGGGAAATCTAAGTAATAGTTTACAATTGGGTTAGTACCAACACAAATATCTGTTACGTCTAATGGGCCGAATCCCCAAACTATTAATAGATTTAATAAACTTGTATCTGTAAGTGTTTCTACGTATGTTGTGGCACCAAGCATACCAGTCATACGTACTTTACCTAATACTACAGGAATAGATCCGAATTTATTAGATTGGTTACTAGCTCCCGTGAATAAACTTACTCCAAGAGGTGTGCCTGGATCAGCTGGAGGTCTAATTGGTAGGATAGCATTAACTAAGGCCATACCAGCCATAGTTAAACCAGCAGTTGCAAGTGCAGTACCGGCAGTTGTACCGATACCCATTGCAGAACCTAATTTAGCACCTAATTCAAAACCTTCAGGACCGGCAATCCAAACTGCCGCTACAATAACTACTAAAGTTAGTACCATACGTAAAGAATCTTTACCTTCTGGTACTGAGCGATATGCTACAGTCTGTCCGTGTTGTAGTATAGTAGTATCCCAAGCTTCCATTGGAATAACTTCACCATCTACCATTAAAACTAGCTTACTAGATAGTCTATCACTAACTTTGTATTTTTCTTTTACAAAGTTTACAAAATCTCGTGCGGAAGTTCCTGCCGCTGTCCAGTCTTTGAAAACCGTTGTTTTCAACGGATGTGGCATACCTACAGTATTTATCTGCTGTTTAGTGCCTGGACTATAAATACCTTCTAATCGGTTCTTCCATTTAACATTTTCGAGTGACTCTATTACTGAGTCTCTGTTTTCTCTTGAATGTAGGAACTTATTACTACCTATATAAATACCTACGTGACAAGGCTCACCTAGTATATTAAATACACATACGTCGCCAACCTTAGGAGTATCTTGCTTAGACCAATCTCCTTTATATAAGTCCATTAATGAAGTAATACCTTCATTATCATCAGGACCATAGTACGCAGTATCATAACTAGGTAATTCTATATTTAGTTCGCCTTTATAAAATAGACGAACTAAACCCCAACAATCTACACCTTCCTCAGTTCTACCATTAATAACGTAAGGTATACCAATATATTTTTCATATGCCATTAGAATAGTCCCGGAAAGTAGCCTGGCGTAAAGTTATAACTAGGGAAGGGCTCTTTGCTAAGACTAATCATACTTAGTTCTAGAGTAATGGCTTCCGCGTTATAAGTTGCGCTAGTAATATAAAACCCCGGAAAGCTGGCTTCTACAGTATCCGGAGAACCACTAAGTACTAGTTCTAATAGTACTTTAGTGGGACCTGTTAAGTGTGAGCGAATTAAAGTAATTGCATCAGGAGAAGCATAGTTCAAAACTATAGAACATTGGCCTACGCCTGTATCTTGCTCATTTGGTAAAGTTATCTGCATCGGTAAAAATGCAAATTCTTTTGTACGACTAGTTACCCCGTATACAATCTCCTGATCAGTAGTAAGGCTTTCTAGTCTTCCTGTGAAGTTATCTGCAAGTCTTACAGCGTATTCTTCAGTTTGGGTTGGATCATATATTGTTAAAAGCATAATTAGTGCCTCGTCTGTTTCTGACGAGAACATAGCTTTTACGGCTGAGGGTGATAGTGTACTTAATCTGCTCATGGCAATATTTCAAATTTTAAAGAGGTTGTCCAGTAGCCTGGAGCTAGATAGGTAAGGCGGAAGAATTCTCCTCCGCTTTGTGGAACAATACGAACATCTATTGTAGTACCTAAGCGAGGGTGTTTAAATTTAAATCTACTCACCCCGCTTAAGTCGGTTTTAATAAAATCTTCTAAAGACTGAGTTTGT